GAAGTTTTGACTAAAACGGGAGAGATCCTAGTCAAGATATGTTATAACCCAAACACATTTGGTTGTCAACATATTGTATAAGAAAGGATTTAGTGTGCTTGAAAAGCACAACATATGGTGTTTTTTGATGTGGGATAAAATTGAAAAACAATTAAAAATAAAAGGCTGGTCGATGTACAGAGTGGCCAAAGAATCAAATGTCCATCCATCTAATTTTTCTAACCTAAAGGCTGGAAGGATGAAAGAGATGTCGTGGACGAATATGTGCAAAATCGCTGACGCACTGGAAGTCAGCTTGGATGAATTTAGATAAGGGGGTGAGTGCGTGCAAAAAATTAGCTTAAAAATGGCGAGAATAAAAACAGGAATGACTCAAGAGGAAATCGCTAAAAAATTAGGAATCTCTAGAAATACATACATGGATTATGAAAGATATGATACACCTATGAGAATAACTACAGCTATAGATTTCTGTCGTATAGTTGATATTCCACTGGATGAAATTTTTTTCGAGAAAAACTACACTTCAAGTGTATAGTTTCTGGGGATTTTTATAAATAGGAGGTGATTTAGTTGAATGGTGATACAAAAAGACGACATCGAAGATTTCCTTGACTTCATAAAAATACCAGTTGTTTTGATTAAAGACAAAGCGTTTTCAGAATTAAGTATGGAAGCAAAAGTTTTGTATTCAATTATGAAAGATAGGCTTAAATTGTCTTTGAAGAATAACTGGATTGATGAAAAAGGAGCATATATTCATTTATCGATTGAAGAGCTACAAAAAGATTATTTTGTTCAGTTATCAAAACCTACAATCATCAAGAGAAAAAAGGAATTAGTTGATTTTGGCTTGATTGAATTAAAAAAGCAATTTAACAAAAGCGACAAGATTTATGTAAATAGGTTATCTAGTTACATAAGTAAAAATTCTTTACCTACGGAAGTAAAAAACTTTGACCACATAAGTAAAAATTCTTTACCTACGGAAGTAAAAAACTTTGATTCTAATCAGAGTTACATTAATCAGAGTTACATAAACAGAATTACTGAACCAGATGGTGCTGGTGCTAATAATCTATATAGTATAGAGGACGCACCCGAAAATGACTTGGGGATTGTTCACGATTGGATTTTTTCAGAGTTTGGCAGATACCCAACACCGTTTGAGATTGAGGATTTGAAATACTTCTTGCAAGACCATAGTAAAGAGGTTATCAAGTTAGCAATCAAGGAATGTGTGGGCAATGGTAAACCTTACTTTAAGTATCTTGAGAGTATTTTGAGAGACTGGAAACAGAAAGGTCTAGTGACTGCTGAGTTGGTAGAGAATAGACAGAGACCGAAGCGGTCAAGTGGGAAGCCAAGCAGTGAGTTAAGATTGTCAGACGACGGTTACAACCCACGACTGGGATTCTAGGAGGGTGCTATGCGAGCAGTATCAAGAGATGAATTGCAGGGTAGATTTTTACAGATTGAAACCTTGAATACCCAATGCCCCAAGCATGAGGGAGTCTATATGTGGCGCTCAGTCAACCCTTGCACGCAGAATGTGCTGACTTATTGCCCTGAATGCGGACAGGAGAAAATCCACAGTCAAGCAGGAGAGCAACTGGCGCAAGCTGAGGCTCAAATTAGAAATACAAGGTCTTACTCTTTGTTTGCTAAGGAGAGTATTATTCCGCCTGATTTGAAGAATGCGACTATCGGCAGCTTTGAGATTCACACAGACCAAGATGCTGAGGCGGTCAATTTCGCTAAACGTGTGACGGTTGACTATGTGAAAGAGCGATATGAAGGGAATACGATTATCAGCGGTCCGCCTGGAGTTGGGAAGAGCCATCTAGCAATTGGAATTGCTAAGACACTGAACGAGAGTTTCCAGAAGTTCCAGTTGAAGCGCTCGGTGGTCTATATTCCCTCCATGGAACTATTCTCACGGATGAAAGACGCTTTTAGATACAAGGATTCCAAGTGGGAAGAAAGACGGACTATCCAGTTCTTGCAGAAAGTGGACTACTTGATTTTGGACGATCTTGGCAAAGAGTCAAGTGTAGGCGATGAAATCAAGCAGGGGAACAACTGGATGCAAAAAGTCCTGTATCAGATACTTGAAAACAGGACGAACACGATTATTACAACCAACTACGGGGGCAATCACTTGGAGAAACTTTACGAGAAAAGCCTCGTAGATAGAATAACGAAAGGAAACATGAAGACCAATGCGTTCAAATTTAGCAATGACACAGAGTCTAGACGCACCTTGTCAGCAAGTGACTATTAAAGAGCGTCAGCAGATTATTGAACAGTTTGAAGAAAAACATTACGGATTGTCTAGCTTGCTGAAAGAGCGGTTGTTGATTACAAGCGACTACCAATTTACAAGAAAGATGAACGAACTACGAGCCTTTGCCAGAAATGGCGGGATTTATACGAGTTAGGAGGTGAGGAAATGAGACCAAGACGATATCCGTATAGTGGGAAAAGAAAAAAGCCTATCAATTTTCAGATAGACTTAGAAAAATTCAAGCGTCTTAGCTATGAAGCCATTCATGATACTTCTCAAGTAACTCAATAGGAGGAAGGAATAAAATGATTCACCATTATATAACTCACTATGCCAGCAATGGGAAAGATTACGCCGAAGCATGGATTCAAATTGATTTTTTGGGAATGTGCTTTTGTGTATGGAAAAAGCGTACAACCATTGAACGATTGTACGCAAACGAAGATTAGACTTTTTTCCAACCGTTGCCTTTAGCAGATGTCGGAGGGAGCCGATCACCTTTTCCGATAGTTGCGGTATGACCATTAGTAACTTTTCCGCCACGAGGTCCTACCTCTACATAGCGACCAGGTTTCTGATTATCTGTTCCAGGTTTTATTGGAGTATTTGCCATACTATCTCCTCCTTTCTATTGGAATTTTGACTAAAACGGTGAGAGGTCCTAGTCAAGAGTATTATAGCAATTTAGGAGGATATTACATCAGTCTTGAGGCTGATATAGGAGGTTGAATGGAAGATAAAATTATCGAACTTGCTGATTACTTCATCAGCGAATCTACAACGTACAGAGAAGCTAAAATAGCGTGTGAGAAGCTATTGAAACAAGTCAGCCATGAGATAGAACTCAGGGCGATGGAAAGTAGGACAGTATGAAAGAAGCAGTAAAGGAATTTCTAAAATTCAGGAGCCGATTTACAAAAATAGAATGGTTTGAAATTAACCAAGCTATCGAAGCTCGTTTAAATCAAAAAGCCGACCAGTTGAAACTGGACGACTTAGATTTAGAAATCATTTCTAGCAGACTAGAAAAAGTTATCTAGAAACGATTTGAATGAACATTGGATGGATACGATAGTCAGCGCCACGATAGTGAATGTAGATATAATCCTGATGGTACATCGAGTTTGCTTCAGGTTTAGAAATTGGTGAGTAGAGTTCTGCATTTTCTTCCCACCAAATGTAAGGATTAGCCATATTTGGTCCCATTACACAATCGTCGTCGGCTGATAGGTTCACCCAATTTCCGCAAAGACATGCGTGAATTTCAGTCATAATATTACCTCCTTTCTGGTTTCATTATAGCAGAAAAGGAGATAGCAAAAAAGCACCTGACGGCAATCAGGCGCATGACAAAATTATTCAAGAAAATTATACCACGAAAGGAGCAAAAATGGAAACAGTTCAAATCGTGAGAATTAAAGACGTGATCATCGAGAAGATTTCTGCAAACGATGAAGAACTAGAGCACATCTTTGGATGTTCAAAACGACAAGCGGGAGATATGAGGCGAGAGATGAAAAAATTACCTAGTCAACAAAAATACCTTAGAAACGATGGTCAGCTTGTCACAATCAAAGGTTTTGATGCTTATCTGCAATATCGAGGCAGTCAATCATGGAAGAAAGAAATGTCTAAAACCGTTAAGATGACACGATAGCAGAATAATAACTACTAACTTTACAACAAACTACTACTAATCTAAATAAAAGAAAGGGATAACTGAGTTATCCACAGGAGAAAAACAATGATTAACAAAGACCAAATTATCAAAGCGCAACAGGAAAAAATTGAACGCATTGAACAGTTACAAAAAAAGCTACATAAATTATCTACGCTTGGATTGCTAACTACAAAACTTTTGGGGCTACCTAATGAGTTAGAAAAGCCGTTGAAAGTAACCCACGACATCTCACATGTCATCAAGGATGTATTGGATGGCATGAGCCCAAGTGAGGCGATTAAGCAGAATATGGCAGAAGAAGATGATGAAGAGGAAGAATAATGTTTGAACCACCATTAGTTAGCCAGCTTTTAGGAACTGGTGCAGTGATTTTAGGATTTATCGGTGCAGGGCTTCTAGCTCATCAGATGGATAAGCAGGAAGAGGAGAAAATCCGCCAGAAGGAAGAAGACAGACGAGAAGAGCAAGAATTTGCGTCTATGATTATCCAAGGTTACAACCAAGCATACGAACGTGGTAGAGAGGCACAGCGACAAGAAATCCGCAAGAATATCCGCAGAGAGTTCAAAGGCTTCACCTACGACAACGAACCGCCTCAAGGATTGCGCCCTGAGCCTCTAGCCTTGCCAGAACCACGAAGATCACGCTATGAAAAGTATTTGGGGTAGAGCAAAGGAGACGCTAATGACTAGAATTGAACTTGAAAACCGTGTATGGCTTTTGGCCAATCATGAAGAAAAAAACGAATTGCTGGATCTTGGGCTAACATCAAAGGCTAGATATGTGAAACGAGTGCTGGAACTTGGAAAGGTGTATGCTCATGTTTGATTACGACAGAGATATAATGCAACCGCCTGAAGAACGTGAGGAACTTGACCCAAGCCAGTACATCTATGTTGGCTGTGGGCAGTATCGATACGTGGGGGATGAAGTATGATTCAGGAGCTACACGAAGAAATCGATAATTGGCGAGCTGAATATATTCATCTTGGCCGAGAGCTCGGGGAAATCATCAACGAGCAACAAAATATTATTTTGAAATTGCAAAACGAAAATAGACACTTAAAACGTGAAAATTGGAATTTGAAGAAGACGAAAGGAAGAAGATGAGCTTTTAGAAGGCTCTAAAATCGCCTGTATGCGATTTTAAGAAGCAGGTATATAAATTATCGAACGAAGAATAAAAAACGGAAATAGACCCCAAATATGAATAATGAGGGACATAGGAGAGAAACGATGGCAACACTTTACGAATTGACAGGACAATTTCTTGATGTTTACAACTTGGAGTTGGACGAAGAAACAAAACTAGACACCTTGGATTCCATTGATTGGGAAATTGAGTATGAAACCAAGGTAGAAAACTATATCAAGGTCATGAAGAACCTTGAAGCGGACGTTGAGGCTCGTAAGAATGAAATTAAGCGCTTGATGGAGCTAAACAAGGCAGACGAGAAGAAGAAAGAACACTTGAAAGATACACTTTCAGCAAGCATGAGCCTGACAGGTCATGAACGTGTTGATACACCACTTTTCAAGGTATCATTTAGAAAATCTCAAGCCGTGGAGGTAGACGAAGCAGTCTTGCCAGAATATTACAAGGTAGCAACTTGGAAAGCGGATAAGAAACGCTTGAAAGAGGACTTGAAGAAGGGACTTGAAATCATTGGTGCAAGTTTGGTTGAGCATAAAAACTTGAGTATCAGATAGGAGTTAGGATATGACAAAATTAGCTTTTTCAGAATTGCAAAAGAGAATGCAACTAGAAAAAAAGAAAAAACAAGGTGTAAATTACGCTTTCCGAAATGCTGAGGATATTTATACAAAATTTAAAGAAATCAATACCGACTGGGAATTGACTGTATCAGACGATTTGTTTGGTGTAGGGGAACGTATTTTTGTAAAATCAACCGCTATTGTATCAAACGGAGATAAACAATTTCAGTCAGTTGGTTTTGCGGAATTGGATAAGGTTCCTGTGTTTAAAACAGGAAACCAGCAAATGCAAGTACCACAATGGACAGGAGCGGTTAGTTCTTATGCTCGCAAATATGCACTACAGGGGTTGTTTGGAATCGGAGAGAAAGATGTTGACGAATATCCAAGTGATATGAACGAAGCTGAAAATCAACAAGCTAAAAAAGCTAATGACCCAGTTATCTCAGTTGAAAAAGCAAACTACTATCTGAAAGAAATTGCTGCTATTTCTGTTGAAAAAGGCAAAGAGGATGGCTCTATCGTTAAATGGTTCTTGAACCATCTTGGAGTGGTCGATTATAAGATGATTAAGCAGTCGCAGATTGAAGATGCGGATATGTTACTTGCTAAATTGAAAGGAAACTAGAAAATGATAAATAATGTCGTATTAGTTGGTCGTTTGACCAAAGACGCAGAATTACGCTACACACAATCAAATGTGGCAGTCGCTACGTTTACTCTTGCAGTAAATCGCACATTTAAAAGCGAGAATGGAGAGCGTGAAGCTGATTTTATCAATTGCGTTATGTGGCGCAAGCAGGCTGAAAATCTTGCTAACTGGGCTAAGAAAGGCGCTTTGATTGGAATCACTGGACGCATTCAGACTCGGACTTATGATAACCAACAAGGACAACGTGTCTATGTGACAGAAGTGGTTGCTGAGAATTTCCAACTGATGGAATTTAAGAAAGATGGTAGTCAACCAGTAGTTGATAACCACGACCAGCAAGCACCTAATTTTGCGAGAAATTCAAATCCGATGGATATTTCGGATGATGATTTGCCATTTTAAATAGGTGTTTTGATGAATAGACTAAAAGAATTAAGACAAGAAAAAAAGATATCTCAAAAGGAAATAGCAAAAGAAATGAGCATATCAGAAAAGACTCTATCACGCTGGGAAAACGGAGAAAGCCAAATTAAACCAGAAAAAGCCCAACAACTTGCTGACTACTTCGGGGTAAGCGTTGGATATCTGTTGGGGTATGAAAGCAACCCATTGGAACGACTGAAAAGCTTAGTTGATGAATTAAAGGAGCACAAGGACTTGTTAGGAGTTCTGGATTGGTACACAGCTTTTGATTTAGCTAATGACATTCTTGCAATAGCAAGCGTGGAAAAAGCTAGATGGCTAGGGAGGTTGAATGCAGGAGAGATTGATTCTTAAATTTGAGTTGAACAGGAAGCAGATGATTAACTCAAATGATAGACCGCACTTTCATCAAAAGGCTAAAACAACTAAGTTCTTACGGCAGTTAGCCGAATACGAGGGCAAGAATGTACTGAGAGATTACTTTGGCTTACCTTACAGCGAGGACAAACCTTGCAAGGTTAAGGTTCGGATATATCCTCCGACAAATCGGAAGTATGACCCACCGAACTGGTCGCCTACAAGCAAGGCTTTGTTTGATGGTTTGACGGACGCTAAGATTTGGACAGATGATAACTACAATGTGATAGTATCGACTGAGTTCATGCACGGTGGCAAGTCCGGAAATAAGAATTATAGGATTGAGCTGGAGATTTACGAATATCACGAGATATTGCAGAGGATAGTTGATGGGATTTGATAGGAGGATAGAAATATGATTGGAGTAACCTATCAGGAAATTCATCTCTTTGTTGAGTTTTTGAAAAAGCAGTATGGGCAAGGGCGTCCAGACTATATTGAAGCCCTGAACAACTTAGACGGTATGGTGGAAGTCTCCTATAGAGAAGCTATTGAAAGATTTTTAGACGATGAATTACGATAAACAGGTAGTAATCGAAGGACTGAAACGCACAATTGAGCAAAATGAATAGAAGATAATCGAGTATTCGAAACCGTGCGATGCACGCAAGAGACGGATTAGAGCGCTGGAGCGCGATTTGTTGAAGAAAAAGAATAAAGAATTGAGGAAAAAAGTAGAGGAGTTGGAAGATGAAAGTACAGCGATTAATTGAGAAGTATAAAAAACTTGAGGGTGTATGGAATGCTGAAGGAGCAGAACTAGCTCGTCAAATTTTTCTGCAAGACTTGGAACAACTAGATAAACCGCAACCAGTCAAAGTTAAGAAGTTTGTGGCTGAATGGATTGAGGAAGCTAGAAAAGCTTGTAAAGACGTGGCAGAATTATTCGAATTTGATTTCACGAACGATGAAGTTAGGAAATGGTTTATGCAAGAAAGACCATTTGATTTAGTTGCTCGTGCATGGCTTGACGGCTACGAGGTCGAGAAAGAGAAGCAGTATTTGGTGAAAATGCCGAAGGCTAATTTTAATGGTAACATTCAAATTTTAAGTTTTAAAAATAATAGTTTCTTCTGGTCCTCGAATTGGGAAGGTTATAAGGCACATCACACCCGCAAAGAACTAGAAGAAGCTGGTTTCGGCTGGGTATTCGATTGTGAGGGTGTTGAAGTTGAGGAGGTGGAGTGATGTTTGAAAGCGTAGTTGTAGATATGGTCACGAACAATGGTTTGGTTGGAGAATTTATAGATATTGACGAAGTGGCTTATGTAGATTTTGATAAAGAGTTAATATATTTTAAAGCGCATGATGCTCTAATTCCACGGATGATACCAGTGACTAGAAGTTCATTGCTTCGAGTTAAAAAGGCTTTGTTTTATAAAAGTATATAAAAATATTTATGAGGTGGTAACATGAAACGACCAAACAGATACCCTTACACACGAAGTCAATGGGCTGAAGAAACTGTTAATCATTATACATATAAAAGTGATATTTGCTATACAAGTCACATTTTAGAAAATAGACTTACTGGAGAAATAAAGGAGGTCATAGATTGAAACGATTCATAGCAATCTGGATTCTGCTATCTGCTGGACTAAACAT